ATCATGTTTTCCACTCCATGGATCTACACCTCGTACTAAAAATATTATTGATGTTGATTCGGCGTCATAATATTCTAAATAAGTTAAAGATAAACATTCATCATAATCACCTAATCCCCCTTCTGGGGCATAATTAAGTACTGTAAATGTTCGCCAAGAATTATCTGTACTGACATATCTTCTGGGATATAAACTATTAACTAGAGACCATTTTTGATTTGAAATTGTTTGGTTTGGTTTGTAAAGATTGGCTTTTGTTTTAAAAGTGTTTAATGTCATACCAGTTATTAATTGGTAATATTCCAAATCAGAAGCAAAATTATAAGTCTTTGCTGAATACGATAAATTAGACCCTGATGGTGGTGTACCAATGTTATATGTTTGTTGTAAAGGTGAATTTACACTATCTGGGTTGGCATATTGTACTGTTATTGTTTTATAAGTTGACACATTACCAGAAGTAGACGATGACACATTAAAATCAAATGTTTTTGCAGGGTCAACAAACGTCATTATGTCTCCAGCATTCATATTTTCTAGACATGCATTATCAACTAAAAGCGCAATAACATTATCGGTATGAAATTTATTCGGATTTGATTGAGGATTAAATGCAACTCTTATTTGATTACTACCCTGTAATCTGTCATTTGATGTGAGTGTATTAAAATATTTACCTTTAAGAGCAAATTTATTTATATTTTCCCAAACAGGTAATTCAGTTACAAAATATTGATATCTATTTCTTTGCGATAATTGATTACCATCTCTATCAAAATACCTATGAACAATCGGGACACGTTGCAAATACTCATAACCACGTGGCATTTTTTGATCGTAACCCCAACCAGCAAACATCCATGTTTCTTTATCTGATTCTGAATTATCTTCACCAGTTGACGACCAAAGTTGTGGTGAAAAAAAATCAGCATTACAACTAAGACTATCAAATCCAACATCAGCAACACCTACTTGTGACTCCATAGAACAATCACAAGCTTCACAATCAGGATAGGGTAATACTGGAAGTGTTATTTTTGAAATAGTTGGAAAGGCATCCCACCATTCTTTTAGTGTTGGTGGTTCTCCACCACAGTTACCAAACCCTATCGTAACAATTTTACAAATTGCATATAATGCCCACCATAAAATCCAAATAAATATTGATAAAATTTTTATTATTTGTAGAATAACCCACAAAGCGTGTAAAACTATAACTAAAGCATACATCGTAATACCTAGTAATATCATAAATAAATTCACTATAAAAAATAACCAATCAAATTTATAAAAAGCGTCCGTAGTTGGAAATTTATTGATTGTATCTTCACACTCATCATTTGTGATATCCTTAATAGATAAAAATCTTTGTCTACTCAATCCTTTTTTGAAATTATCAATGATTGAAGCTGTTGTGTATACTTTTTTATATCTTAATTGATAAAAAGTATCTTCACAATTAATGATTTCAGTTATTCGATTATTCTTCTCAGACCCTAAAGAAAATCCATCTGTATAACCGCTCCAATCCAATCCAAAATAATATGAACTTTGAAATTTTTTATAATTTGTGTTACCTGTGCTTACAATATCTGAAGGATCGGATTCGGAGTTAGTCCAGCCGTATTCCTTTACATTAGGTACCAAATAATACGCCCTTCTTACTTCCCGTTTTTCGAAAGAATTTGGTTGTGAATATTTTATTTTAAAACGATATTTTCCAGTTGTTGGTATACCTACTTCAGGATTTAAACTCAAAACTTGTTGACCATTTTCATCTGTTGTAACATAATCCATATTCATTGGTACGTTAAACACATATACACCATTTGGATCAATAACCTTTCCATTTTTTGGTAATTTTGCAGTTTCTAATAATGGATACCCATTTTCATCATTAAAAATTGTTTGTCTAATCCCAATAATTTCTCCAGGCCCTGTTTGTAGTGTACACAATTGTCCCAACTTTTTTGCTGGTCTACAAGACTTTCTCAATGAATAATCATTAGGATTAGTAAAAATAGATCCCATGAAAACTGCGGATGGTGTAATTTTCACACCAGATTCTGTTAAATTAAAATCTTTTCGGGCTATTGAAGATCTACAAATTTCTTCTTCACCCCAAAATGAATTAACTTCTACGGTTGCTGATTGAAATATGATTTGAGGAAGTGTTGATAAATCACTACTACTTGAAAATGTAGCACCAGTAATTTGATTTGATGTACCTAATCCCATATCAATGATATCTTGAGGTGATTGAGAAAATTCTCCAATATCAGATAAATCACAATCCATAACGACTGTATGATTACCGGGTGGAACACCCATTATCATATAATCACCACTCTCATTTGTTTTGACTGTGAATTTATAATATTTGTCATAAACTTCACCAAGTAATGGATTTTGAAGTATGTCGTTTTTTGATACAAAAGTTCCAGTTGGTGCGTGTCCAGAATGTTGTTTTTCATATGGTAATAAATTGTATCGATATCCATCATCATTAGTAACCCCTAAATCTGTGTACGGATAAACTGAAGATATTAATAAATTTTGTGAATCAACATTGTCAAGTGGAATAAATACACTTACCTTTACATTGGGTAATCCAAACCCATTATTCACAAAAACACGTCCGACTATAACACCAAAATCAGCACATGATTTCGGATAAATATCTTGTTGTCTGAGTTTGATTGAAAGAATTTCTAATTGATCAAAATCTTGTTTCAAATCAAAATTTACTTGTCTATCAACACCTACTTGTGCCCTGATTCTAAAATTTTGTGACATAAAAATATACTTTCAATAAATAGTAATTTAACTATTTTTGAAAATATAGTTATCACTTTTGATAAGTGAATTACGACTATAAATTAAACTTAAGAAAAAATCGTAGTTTGGTAGTTTTTAGTTCTTACAGTGATATCTCTATTTGGAAATCTGATTTGATATATTTGGTTTGGTTCAGCAAACAATGTATTATCAATTAATTTTATTTTCTTTGTAGATTCATTCTCGTATTTCATTGATGTTTGATCTGAAGAATATTGACCACCAACCTTACCGTAAACATCTATAGTATTTATACCAACAACCCCGTTTTCAGATTGTATTATTCTATTTAACTCGGATATTGAAATATTTTGTCCCAAAGTCAAAACTCCTGGACTAAAAAATGTTGTGACTCTATTAATAATATCTGTAATTACAATTCCTTGATTTTGGGTTCCATCTAAAACAACAGAAATATCTATAGCCAAATCTATTACTTGTGCCGCACCAACAGAAATATAATCATTTATCATTCGATAATTAGAAAGATATTCGGCTATATTATTTTTTAATGTTTGTGATATTTCTGTAATTAATTTACCATCCGCATCATATGATAACACATTGACATTTATTTTATTATTATTTTCAGTAATACTTACCTTAGCTGGTGCACCAAATAACGATGGCATATTTCTAATAATTGCCTCATAATCGTTTATTGTTACTGCTCTTTTTTGTGCTGCAAAATTGTATGTAACATATTGTCTAACTTCTTCCGTTGTAGGGTATCCAGCACCACCTATAGCTGCTGTGGGATTGATGCATGTTAATGAATTAACAACTTGTGTGTTTATCGTTTCAGATGGGCCGTTTACAAAGAAATCAATAATACCTATTTGATTTATAACATTAACCCCGATATTTGTACCTACACCACCTCCAATTCTATATTGAACAAAAATTGTGGTGTTTGATTGTGGAATTGACCCTAGTGAAAATGTATTATTTTGATATTTTTGTACATTCATTGGTATTCCCAGAGTTGTAAATTCTCTCAATTGATCGTCAGCCGTGTTTGTACCTCCACCAAAAGTTATCTTAAAGAAACCTTCAGGTGTGTATTCTGTCATAAATCTTTGTTGAGTCTCAATGTACTTACCTACTTTTATAGCAGGGTCATTACTAGGTTTAGAAGGATCTTCAACAAAAATTCTACTTTCAGCTAAAGCATATACTTCGTACCATCTACCCTGAGTTCCCATAAATTCTTGAGCAGGCGGAACATTTGAATATGCGGTTCCTTGTTTTTGAATAATCGAGGTAACACCCAAAACATTTTTTTCTGGAAGGAAAAAATTAAAAAACGGAACAACATCGTTTGGTAGTATAGTTCTTTTATAAACTTTAGTAATACCATTTACAACAGTCTCTCTTTTAGTAATTGTGTAATTTACTAATATCCCATTGGTATCAAAGTTAGGTATCTTGAGTCTATTTGGATATCCGTCTGAATTGAATGGTGAGGCAAAATTAATATCAGACACTGTTTCAAAAACTTGTCCAGCACCAATAACTTGTGCACCCGATCTTATTATTCCTAAATATCTTTCATCTTCTTTATCACCAAACGCTGGAACAACAATAGAAAAATCTACTAAAGCAACTGAAGGTCTTTGACCCGGAATTTTTAACCCGTAAGTTCGAGCTATATTATAAACTGATGATCTTTGTTGTGCAAATTGAAGTACGGTCTCTTGAATACTCCTATCTATATTATAATGTAAGTTATCGGAAATTGCGGCATTTAAATCTAAAAAAACCGAAAATACCGCAGCATCGTTGAAATTGTCAATCAGTTCAGGGTAGTAAGTTTTTGTGTAATTAACTAATTCTTGTCTGATTGCTGCAAAATCTCTGACGGTATATGATATCTTTTTTTGTGACATTATATGTTAATAATTATAAAATCTTTAGGGTTGAATACGTCATTTGAAACCACATAATCAATTCTGACTTTAGCAGTATAATCTGTAACATTATGATTAACAACAGTAAATTCATTATTTTTTAAAGTATTCATTGTTGTTGTACTTATAGGATCATTATCAGCTGGTGATATTTTTATGTCTGTAATCTGTAATAGTGGCATAAATGTTTCAACCGAGTCTCTTATTTCGGATTCAATGTCCAAAAAAGTTGGGCCATCCATAGGTTGAAATATAAATTGGTATAAATTTGTTCCAAAATTTGGAAGAAAGTAACGACTACCTTTTCTCGTCAATAATAAGTGAATAAGATCAGCTCGAATTTCTTCGGCCGCAAATTCAGTAAGTTCCAAATACTTACCTTCAATGCTATCCATGAATGGAAAACTTATTCCATATGTTTTTCCTTGAGCCATGTAAATAAATATATCACCTTGAATTTTGTGATATATTTTTAAGAACTACAGGTCAAACAATCTGGATCATCCAACGAACAAACTTTATTCAACATTTCTTCTGAAATATTTAGGTTATTGTTTTCAATTTTAATTTTTGGTGTGGTTTTTTCTTCCGTTTCCAATGAATTTAATTGAGACATATCAACACCTAAACCTTTAATAGCCGCGGCTTTAGCTTTGGTTCTCAAGTAATACATACCTGTTTTGAGACCTAATTTCCAACCATACATATGTGCTGAAGATAGTTTTGATGGTGTAACATCCTGCATAAACAAGTTGAGGGATTGTGACTGATCAATAAAAACAGCTCGATCACGTGCCATATCCAAAATTGTTTTACCTTTCATTTCCCAAACGGTTTTGTAAACTTCTCTGATGTCTGCAGGTATTTCTTCAATCTTTTGGACTGAGCCATTTCCTTCAAATAACTTCAATCTAATTCTGTCGTTCCACATTCCAAGGTTGACTAAATCATCAACTAAATGTTTGTTGATAATTACAAACTCACCACTTAATACATTTCTTTTATAAAGATTTGTTGTGAACGGTTCAAAACATTCATTGTTCCCTAGAATTTGTGCGGTACTTGCGGTAGGCATTGGAGCCACTAACAAAGAGTTACGTAATCCGTGTTCTTTGATTGACTCTTTAAGTCCATACCAGTCCCATAGATCTGATAGTTGATCAACATCTACACCCCAAAATTCAAACTGTAATTTACCCTGTGACGCTGGTGAACCATGATAAGAAGCGTAGGTACCATCTCTTTTTGCTAGATCATTGGATGCTGTAAGTGCCGCAAAATAAATTGTCTCAAAAATCTCCTTATTCAATTTTTGTGCTTCGGGACTTTCAAATGGTATAGATAACATAGCAAAAGTATCTGCTAAACCTTGAACCCCAAGACCAATCGGACGGTGTCTCAAATTTGAATTTTTAGTTTCAGGTGTTGGATAATAATTAACATCAATAACTCTGTTTAAATTATTTGTCATTTGATATACAACCTCGTACAATTTTTTAAAATTGTAAGTTCTAAGTTTTTTATTTTTTTCTCGAACTTTACCTGAAGGAATGTCAATAAATTTTGGTAGTGCTACAGATGCCAAGTTACAAACCGCAATCTCATCTTTACTGGTAAATTGTACTATTTCCACGCACAAATTTGAACTCTTTATAGTTCCTAGATTTTTTTGATTGGATTTGTAGTTAACAGCGTCTTTGTATAACATATACGGAGTACCTGTTTCAATTTGTGAATCCAAAATCTTCTCCCAAAGTTCTCGAGCTTTGATTGTTTTGATAGCCTTACCATCTCTTTCATATTTGGTATAGAGTTCAGTGAATTTTTTATCTTCAGGTGAGTCATAAGCATCAATCAAACCTGGCACTTCATCTGGAGAGAACAACGACCATAAACCATCGGACTCAACCCTTTCCATAAACAGATTTGGTGTCCACATTGCTAAAAACAAATCACGTGCCCTCATTTCTTCTTTTCCATGGTTTTTTCTCAAATCCAAAAAGTCAAATACATCAGCGTGCCAAGGTTCAAGATAGACCGCAATTGATCCTTTTCTCCTACCACCCCCTTGGTCAACATAACGGGCGGTTTCATTAAAGACCTTTAACATCGGTACAATACCATTTGAACTTCCATTAGTACCTTTGATATAAGAACCTTTGGCTCTAATTTTGTGGATATTAACTCCAATACCCCCAGCATTCTGTGAAATTACTGCACAGTCTGACAATGTTTTATAAATTCCAGGAATTGAGTCATCGTCAATATCTAACAAAAAACACGAACTTAGTTGTGGTCTTTTCGTCCCAGCATTAAAAAGTGTTGGTGTTGCGTGAGTAAACAATCCTTGTGATAACATATCGTAGGTCTTTTGAACCATTTCCAAATCGTCAAGCCAAATACCTACAGCAACTCGCATGTATAAATGTTGAGGAGTTTCTGCGACCTCACCAAACATTTTTAACAAGTAACTCTTCTCCAATGTTTTGAAACCGAAGTAATCAAAATTAAAATCACGATCGTGAACAACCATAGCGTCTAATTCTTTCGCGTGTTCAGTAATTACTTTGTATACTTGATCTGAAATCATACCAGCTTTATCCCCTGTTTTGGGATTAATGTAGTGATACAACTTGTCAATCGTACTAGTAAATCTTTTATCAACCCTTTTGTACAACGAGGTGATCGCAATACGAGCTGCTAGTGTTGAATAGTCTGGGTGACTGGTCACCAGCGAGGCTGAGGTTTCAGCTGCTAATCTATCTAGTTCTTCGGTTGTGACCCCATCGTACAAACCAGCAATTACTTTTTTGGATACTTCAAAATAGTCAACATAATCTTCGTTCAAACCATAGGTTTGCTTTTTAATTCTTGATGAAATTTTTTCAAACTTCACATATTCTCTAGTACCGTCTCTTTTTACAACTTCCATTATTTTCAATTTTAAAAATCTTCTTCAAAATTTAATTCTTTGTTTTCAATCACATCACCCACACCTCTTTTGGAATAATCTGAAACTCTCTTCTCAAAGAAGTTTGTCTTATTTTCCAAAGCGATATTTTGCATAAAATCAAATGGGTTTTCAGAATTATAAACCTTACCAATACCTAAATCAACTAGCAATCTGTCTGTGACGTATTCCAAATATTGACACATCAATTTTGAATTCATACCAATAAGATCCACTGGAAGTGATTCAGTAATAAATTCTTTTTCAATTGTTAGTGCTGAGGTAAGAATTTCCAAAACTCTTTCTTTGGATAGTTGGTCTTCAATATGATGACGATACAGATGTACTGCAAAGTTTGTATGTAAACCTTCGTCACGAGAAATCAATTCATTGGAAAAACTTAACCCTGGCATAAGTCCACGTCTCTTCAACCAAAAAATTGAACAGAATGAACCAGAGAAGAAAATTCCTTCAACCGCGGCAAATGCAATTAATCGTTCGGTGAACGAAGATGAACTAATCCATTTCAATGCCCATTCCGCTTTTTTTGCCACTGCGGGAATTGTGTCAATCGCATTGAACAATGTATTTTGTTCTTCTTTATCTTTGATATATGTGTCAATCAATAACGAATATGTTTCTGAATGGATATTCTCCATCATTATTTGAAAACCGTAAAAGAACTTAGCCTCGGTGTACTGAACTTCCTTAAGGAAATTCTCCGCAAGGTTTTCGTTTACAATCCCATCTGATGCCGCGAAAAATGCCAACACATTCTTGACGAAGTATTTTTCACCATCGTTTAATCTTTCCCAATCTGATAAATCTTGTTGAAGATCGATTTCTTCTGCTGTCCAGAAACAAGATTGGGCTTGTTTATACAATTTCCACAAATCCTCATGTTGGATTGGGAATAGGACAAAACGATTTGGATTTTCTGTTAAAATCTTTTCCATAGTTAATAAATTTAGTTTAGTTTTTTGTTTTTTCTGACAATCTTTGTTGTCTTTGTTCCATCAGTTCTTTAATTCTATCACGTTTTCTCTCTTCTTTGTTTTCTTCAAACCCTAAGAAAGTCACCGAATTTTCTGTATCAATGATAAGCATTTCGTTATCAAATTTGCAATTCTCAAACACAACACCATCTTTACCAATTCTTGATTTGGTTACAGCTATTGTTGCAAGTCCTGCTTCTTTTTGTTGAAGAGTTTTTGCAACTGTGATAATCACGTGACCAACTTGAGCTTTTTTGATTGAACCACCCATTTGATCAGTCGTTACAATTTCGGATGAAATACTACTTCTATTTCCTTGTGTGGCTGTCCAACCAACAACACCAATCTCGTGACACATAGCCTCATATCCTCGCATTACAGATCCCTCACTTTTCCACTCATCCCCCAAGTTTTTGTCTGGAACCACACAGTCAATATAATCTAAAACAATCATATCAACAGGATTACCATCCGCTATCATTTTCCGAACCATCCCTTTGATTTGAGTCATTGTATACGTATCCGAAGCCATTTTTTTAATGTACAAGTTATTTTTGAAATTGTTTTTAATTTCATCGGCTTTAGCTAAAACTTCTTCTTTGTGATTTGGTAAATCATCAGGTGCGATACCTGTCCATATAGTAAAATGTTTTCTTTGTATGACCTTCGGGTTGTCTTCAAAAAATATCTGGAGTACATTATAACCTAAATTAAATGCGGTATTTGCAATTTTTGTAAGAATTGAACTTTTCCCAACCCCGGTCGCCGCCAATATTACACCTAATTCACCTTTAGCTAAACCACCCTTCAAAAGATTATCTAATCCAGGTATTCCCATCGGAATTGGGTGTCTAAAGTCTTCTCTAAGAAGGTCATCCAAATCATTAAAGACATCAACAACATTTTTATTATTTTCACCGACTTGAAGAGCTGCTTTGATTAGTTCTTCTAACTTGTCGTAGTTTTCGAATTCTCCACTATCCAAAATCTTTTGTGATTTTGTGATAGCTTTCTGGAGTTCTTGTTGTTTACAAAACTTAAGAGCTTTCTCTTGAACAAACGCGGTACCGTCACTCGGTGCTTTTTGGATCTTAGTGATTGTGTCATTTAAGATTTTCAACATCAACTCTTGAGGAAATTCACTCTTCACCATTTGGAACAAGGTTTCAAATGATGGTGAACACTCATACTTTATGTAGTATTCTTTGATGAGTTGAACAAGTGTTTTGAAATACTTGTTTTCAAAGTGTGTTGGCTCTAAAACATCAAGGATGGTATGTGAAAATTCTTTTTCTACAATCAGTTGATTTATGAGTTGTATTTGAAATGTTTCACCTAAATATTCGAAATTCCTTGACATGTTTTATATGTTTTATTTTTTGATAAATACAATCAAACTAGACTATAGTCAAGGTAATTTGTCTCTAATTCTTCAGATGAAAATATGTCAGTTAGGTCTCGAAGTACACTTTTTACTTGCTGGCGTATATCTACGGTGTATCTTATTTTAGGTGGGAAAATTTTCGCATCTAACGATCTATGACAAATTGTCATATTATCTTTTAAAATTTTAAAGTGAAACACTTCTGGGCCTTCGGTCATAGAGGTTTCTAGTATAGATGGATCCTCCATAATTTCGTTAGCTAGATCCATCATATAAACAGTTGTTCTCATTTTTTGATCGAGTAAAAACTCATGAGAAAAATCTTTAAGATATTCATAGACATCCATAGACCTCTCGGCATTTTGGTTGTAATTTTTCACGTTAAAATATCTTTGAATTACAATATTGTTATTAAGTGTAATCAAAAATTCTAACTTTACTAATTCTTGTTCTTTCATAATTTCTTTGATTTAATTAAATATAAGGTGTTTT